TGTTGGCACCGATGCGGACGGAACTGATCGAACAATTACATTTGGGCATTCAACTTTAAAAACCACGATTGGCATTGACGACGATCAAGATGTTTTCGCCATCAATACTGATAACGCGTTCGAATCTGATAATGATTTTGAAATTGACTCAAGCGGTAATGTGACCTTAGCCAACGGAGCAATATCAGTTGCCGGCAATATTTCTGGGTCTGGCAAAGGATACTTTGAAAAAGACGTTGAAATCGCTGACAATCTTTTGGTTTCTGGCTCAATAACCGCAGGGGCTGCAACTTTAAGCGCAAAACTTTCAAGCTCTTACGCTGGTTCGAACAATTTTGAAGGCGATCTTATTGTTGAAGGGAATTTGAGAGTTTCCGGAACAACAACTTTTGGCGATGCGGCTGTTGATTTAAGCTCGTTCAGTGGTAAATTTTCAAGCTCCTATGCCGGCACAAATAATTTTGAAGGATCTCTTTTAGTAGAAACAGATCTTTTAGTTTCAGGATCTACCACATTCGGAAATGCTAGTTCAGACGTCACAACTGTAACCGGCCGTCTTTCCGCTTCTGAAGGCATGCTTGTTTCAGACGATAAAAAGTTATTTTTTGGAACAAACAATGACGCCTATATTGTATATGAAGAGGGCAATAAGGACTTTCTGGTTATTTCCGGCTCTTCAGCAGGAATGGTATTGTCTGGTACAACTGTGCAAATTAGAGGAACGCTTCAAGGGGCATCTCCTCTAAAAATCGCTGGTGGCATTGAGATTGTTGAAGCCAGCAATGGCGAAACGACAAACATGAAGTTTGGAGACAACTTAAAAACTACATATGGCGATGACGACGACACAGGGATACAATTTAGAGATGGGGCGCTTAACTTTATGGAGATATCTGGTTCATCAAAAGGAATAGTGCTATCAGGCTCTAACGTTTCTATTGATGGTCGTCTGGGTGTGGGAGTGCGTTCGGAGGGCAATGTAATCACTCATGGTATCACTCTTCCGAATACAGACGATGTTTATGGCAAAATAAAAGCAAATGCATATACAACATATTCTTCTTTAAGATACAAGGACAATGTTGAACCAATTCAAAATGCAATGGCTAAAATACGAAATTTGAGTGGGGTAACTTATAATTGGAAGACTACCAATTCTTCCGATATTGGCTTCATTGCAGAAGAGGTTGGAAAAGTCATGCCAGAGATCGTTGAATGGGAGTCGGATGGGGTGAATGCACAGGCGATGGACTACACAAAAATAATCCCAGTTTTGGTCGAAGCACTAAAAGAACAACAGACAGAGATTGAATCCCAGAAAAAAATTATCAATGAACTCAGTGAAAAGATTGGTAAAACAAAAATAGACAAAAAATAGTCTGATTTTTAACCGCAATAACAGACGACTAAGAACTACTTATTGCACCGATCAGCCCCCTGCTGTCACCTTCTACGTTGTAAGCGCACTTGTTGCTGCTGCCGTGGCCTGCGCAGCTGAGGTTCTGGTCGGTGACCGACACGGGGCTCCATTTCGATGGGGCCTTCCCAATCTATAGGAGGAAACAAAATGGGAAAATCCGCAACAGCGTATTCTAGTTATGGCAAACATATTAACTTACAATATATGTCACAATCTGAATACTTATCACTTACAGGTTCTGCGCACAGAGGTGCAATGTACCTTACTAGTTCTGGCCCAGGAAGCAATATTACATCCAGTTATATTATGCAGCTTGGCCCAACCGGCTCTGATGGTCTTACCGTTAGTGCTTACAAATTTAAAGGCGATGGCTCGCTCCTCACAGGTGTTGTAGCTGATATCGATGGTGCCACCGATGGTACTAGCATTACCGTAGCCGCAAGCGACAGACTTTTGATCTCTGATTCTGGCACTGAAAAATACATTAATGTTAGCCAACTTGATAATGTCTTTCTTCGTTCCGACCAAGCTGACACCATCGGCGGTGACTTAACAACTACCGGTCGCCTCATAGTGGACAGCACAGCAGAGGCTACTAGCACAGGAGACGGCTCTATTCAAACTGACGGTGGATTATCCGTCGCATTGAGCGCAGTTATTGGTGACGATCTTGATCTTTTGTCTAACGGGGCAATTTTCAAGGTTGGTCAAGCACAGCCTTTCACTTTAACTCACGCCCAAGCAAATAACACTGCGTTAGTTAGTGCAAACCACAGGTTGGCTTTCGGTGACGCTGGTGATTACATCATGGGTAATGGCACCGACATCAGCATTGTTGGCAGCAACGAGATTAATCTTGACGCTACAACTGTTGATATCGATGCTGCTGTTTCCATTTCTGGAAACACATCCGGTTCGACTGCTCAGTTCGCAAAACTTACAGCTTCTGCTGGTTATTTTGCAGAGCTTTTTGTTTCTGGGTCTACACTTCACCTTGGCGATACCTCGATCAGCGCCACAGAAATTAATCAACTTGATGGAATTACTGCTGGTACAGCAGCAGCTAGCAAGGCAGTTGTTCTTGATGGAAGCAAAAACATTGCAACAATCGGAACAATTGGCTGCGGTGCTATCACATCTACTGGGGCATCATCCTTTGGTTCAATCAATGTTGGTGGTACAATCACTGGTGATACTTCTCTTACTCTTGATACTACGACAATAACTACAGCAGAGATTGGCGTGTTGGATTCCGTTACTCCTGGAACAGCAGCTGCTTCCAAAGCGCTTGTTTTGGATGCGTCCAAAAACATCGGCACAATCAACATGCTTACTGCTTCCTATGCGAAGATTGGTGAGCTTGACGTTGACTTGATCAACACAAT